GCTGAAAGTGTTTTTGTCCAGGACCGCATCCAAAGCGCGCGCTTTTTTCCAGAGAATTCCAGCCCCATGAAGGCAAAGCCCCCAGACCACCAGGCTATCCCGATCGATGACGTTCACATCGATCCGGCCAACGTCCGGCAGCATCCCGAGGTCAACCGGGCCACCATCCGCGCCAGCCTGGCACGCTTCGGGCCTGGCCGCTCGATCGTACTCGACGCGAACAACGTGGTACGGGCCGGCAACGGTACGCTGGAGGAAGCGCGGCGGGCAGGCTTCGATGAGGTGCTTATCGTCGAACCGCAGGCGAACCAGATCGTTGCCGTCAAGCGAGCCTGGAGCTCTACCGAGGCAGCAGCTTACGCGATCGCGGATAACCGCGCAGCCGAGCATGCTGACTGGGATGACACGGCCCTCGCCTCGACGCTGCGGGCATTACAGAGCGAGGATTTCGACCTGGCGGCGGTCGGTTATACGGCCGACGAGGTTGACCAGCTCCTCGAAACGCTGGCGGGCGACACGGCCCGGCAAGCGCTCGATGCTCTGGCCAACGGCCAATCCGACGATGACGATCGTGGACGGCGAACACAGGTGGAAGGTCTCGGAACAGCCCGAGATCCAGGCGATGACGGGCGGCAGGGTTCCGGTCGTTTTCGTCGAGGGCAACCTTGGCCGGCTGATGGCGTCTACGATTCGCCACAACCGGGCTCGCGGCACGCACGGGGTTTTACCCATGGCTCGTATCGTTCGTGAGCTGCACGGGCAGGGATGGCCCGAGAAACGGATCATGAAGCTGCTGGGAATGGAAGATGAGGAAGTGAAACGACTGCTCGATCACGCCGGGCAGCCCGAGCGGATCGGCAGTCGTAATGGCGGCTGGAACAAATCGTGGAAGCCGGATCGCAACCTCAAGACTTGAGCGGGGCAGGCCGCGACGTGCCATCGGGGCCCAGGTCAACATTCTTGACGAGCTTCACCAGTAAGATGCGAGCATTGGATGGGAAAGCGTGGGCGCGGGCGGCGTTATCCCATTTCGCTCCAGCCGACCGGAACGCTGCTGTTACCTGTGCGAACTGCTCGGCACCGACCTTGGGGACGCGGACAAAGCGGCCGTCGAAGTGACAGTGGCCCAGGATCTTGCAGACAGTCGCATTCCAGATGGACTCTGGGGCCTCCGTGGCGGGCTCGGCTGGCTGGCTCGCGGTTTTCTTCGTGACCTTGACCGGCTTCGCGTCCTGCGCGGTCTTGACGGCCTCGGCGCTCTTGCGGGCGGCAGCTTCGTCGGCTGCTTTCTGGGCGAGTGCCTTCTGGTCACGCTCGGCGGCTTTCTTGACGTCGACCTGGACATCAGGATTGTCGGTTAACCTGGCGATTGCGGCGGCGGTCTTGGCGGCGGCGCTCTTGGGAGCGGTCTTCTTGGCAGTTTTGGGGGCGGTCTTGGTCGCGGGCATAGTGGCGTCTCCAGTCTGGGGTTCAAGGGTCGCGGAAAAAGGCAGGATCGGGGTCACGTCGGCGGGCTTGCCCTTGCCGGGCAGCATGTCAATGGTCTTGTAGTTGAGCCAAAAGGTCTCGCCGGCTCGCTTCCACTGCGAGCCGAATTCAGTCGTGTCGGTTGTCTGGGCATCGTCAATCATCAGCGAGGCGACGTGCTCCCAGCCGTTGACCTTGAGGTGGTGCTGGGCGGTCTTGAATTCGTCGCGGCTGGGCTTGGGTAAGGCAGTCATCGTGAGTTCCTTTCGGGTGTCGTAGTTGGTTGTTCGTCTCTACTATAAATATATACGGGAGGCGGGCAGAGTCAATAGGCCCGTCAAGAATTTTTATTTGGCTGGGGCCTTTTTCTTGACCTGCTTCGCCAGCAGCTTCGCGGCCTCGTTGACGGCGTCGGTGAGCGTCTTGATGTTCTCCCCGTCGATGGCCGCTTCGAGGCGGTCTCGCGTGATCTGGGGCAGGTTCATAAAGGTTTGCACCCTCGGCTCGGCCTTGCGTTCATTCAGCTTGGGCATGACATGATTCTCCTCGTTGAATTCCGGTTCGTAAACCTGACGATTCACTCGACTTGTGGTGGTAATGGCGTACACTGGAATCACCTTTCTCTCTCAGGGGGAAGGGAACCGGGGTCGAGCGGAGGTTACATTCCGCCCGGCCCCACACTTTTGGTCAGGGTTAGTCGTTGATGATCAAGGCGTTGATGCCACGGATTGAATCGCGATAACGCCAGCCCATCGTCTCGCCGGCCTGGACATCTCGACGCATAAAGACAAACTCGCCGATGCGGGTCTGGCCGGTCGAGGAGTTGATGTTGAAGTAGGCAGGCGGGGCGTCAAGCTGAAGCTGGCTAATCTCGGACACATAGGTTCCATCGGTCACTTTGTCAAATGCACTCAGGGGAAGGTTCATGGGTCAGGTCTCCAGGTTGGGGTCAGGGGTCAGTCTTGAACAACGATGAGGTTGATTCCGCTGATCTGCTTGGCTTCGGCTTTCGCATCTCTCAGGGCATCGCGGTAAGTGCCCGTCGCTGTGAAGCTGGTCGAGGCGTGATCGCGGCAAAGTGAAAAGATCCACGCTCCGTACTGGCTGGGCTTGGGCTTGCGTCCGTGGGTCGCTTCGTAGTTCTCGGTGTTGATCGTCATCATCGTTTCCTTTCAGGTTGGTTGTCGTTTGTCGTCTCTATAGTAAATATATACGGGAAGGGGTCAGAGTCAACCCCCTCCCGAAAAGATTTTTTATTCCAGGATTTCGGCGGTCTCGATCATGGCCCGGATGGCTTTGAGGGTTGTCAGGCTGCGGCTCTCGCTCAGGTCCGCCAGCAGGGTTTCCAGCCCGCCGATCGCGTCCTCGATGGCTGCGTTGATGTTCCGCTCGCTGGCGTTGATCTCGGCGTCGCGGCGGCTCTCAAAATCTTCAACCTCATCGCCGTCCGCGTCGAGCACCACATAGTAGTTGCCTTCGCTCTCTTCGTTGTACTTCTCTTCGGTGGTGTAAATCGTTTCGGTTGTCATCTCATTTCCTTCGTGGTTGGTTGTCGTCGTCTCTATATATACTGTACTCAAGCCATCCTCTTGTGACAACCCCTTCCCCGAAATTTTCTGAAAGTTTTTCATGCGTGGACGCAAACCGATCCCGACCAGGTTGAAAATCCTCAAGGGTTCCCAGCAGCCCATCAATTATCAGGAGCCGAGCCTGCCGCCAGGCCGACCCGATTGCCCCGAGCACCTCGACCAGCTTGCCCGCCAGGAGTGGGATCGGCTGGTTCCCATCGTGGAGCGGATGGGCATCCTGACGGAAGCCGAGGGCGGGGCACTTATGCTTTATTGCGAATGTTACTCCAAGTGGATGCGGGCGAGGGCTGACATCGCCAAGCGGGGCCTGCTGATCGAGTGCACCAGAGTCATCGAATCCAAGCGCAAGGAAACTATCCAGACGTTCGGCAAGGTGATTGCCAACCCTGCGGTCAACATTGAGATTCAGATGAGTCGGTTGATGAAGGAAATCCTGATCGAGTTCGGCCTGACGCCTTCGGCACGCAGCCGGATCAAGACCGGCGAGGTTCGCGGCGACCGGCTCTCTGACTTCCTGGCCAAGCAGAAGAAAGCCCGCTAGTGCCAGCTGTCGCCAAGAAGTGGATACGCGGGCCGGTCGATAAGCTGGCCATCGAGCAGGGTTGCTACTTCGACCCCGCCATTGGCCGGGGGGCCTGTGATTTCATCCAGACGTTTTGCGTGCAGAGCAAAGGCCGATGGGCTGGCAAACTGCTTACCCTGCTCCCGTGGCAAGTGGACTTCATCATGCGGCTGTTCGGCTGGCGGGTCGCTGACGGGCGACGGCGGTTCAAACGGGCCTACCTCGAAGTGGCAAAGAAGAATGGTAAGACCACCATGCTCTCGGCGCTCGCCCTCCTGCTCCTGCTGGCCGATGGTGAGGGGGCTCCCGAGGTCTACGTGCTCGCCGTCGATCGCGATCAGGCGTCGATTCTCTTCGATGAGTCGGCTCGGATGGTACGGTCTTCACCCGAGTTCGCAAGCCGGCTGGAGCTGGTGGACTCCCGCAAGCGGATCGTCGATCCCATCGGCAACGGCAAGATCACGGCGGGCTCGGCCGAGGTCTCCCAGAAAGACGGCGTGAACGCCAGCGGCATCATCTTCGATGAACTGCACCGCCAGCGTACCCGTGAGATGTGGGACGTTTTCGAGTATGCCGGGGCTTCCCGCGAGCAACCCTTGAAGATCAGCATCACCACGGCCGGCGAAGATACCGAAGGCATCTGGCACGAGCAGCGGGAGTATTCGGAGAAGGTCAACGCGGGCGTGATCCCCGACATCACGCATCTCGGCGTCATCTACCGGGCATTCGAGGAAGACGACCTGGACGACCCGGCGACCTGGCAGAAAGCCAACCCCTCCCTCGGCCACACGATCAGTATCGACGACTTCAAGCGCGAGCTGGCCGAGGCGAAGGAAGTCCCGGCCAAGTGGGCGAACTTCAAGCGGCTCAGGCTCAACATCGTGGCCCGCGGCGATGCGGCCTTCTGCTCGCTGGAGCAATGGGACCTGTGCAATGCCCATGCCACCCTGACCGGCTCCGAGCCGATCCTGGGCGGGCTCGACCTGTCCACCATCGATGACCTGACGGCGCTCGCCATCGTCAGCCGTGAGCCTGATTCCGAGGTCGGCGTCGAGATGCATTTCTGGCTCCCCGAGGAGAACATCGTCATGCTCGAAAAACGGCATCAGGTGCCGTACCGGACGTGGGCCGACATGGGCCTGATCACCCTGACGCCGGGCAACGTGATTGACTACTCGTTTATACGGTCTCATATCAACCTGTTAGCGCAAGAGCGTGAGTTGATCAAGCTCATGGTTGATCCGTGGAACGCAACCAAGCTGGCCCTTGAACTCAAGGAACAGGACGGGCTCCCCGTGGAATACATCCGGCAGGGCTTCGGCTCGCTGGCCGGCCCGACCAAGGAATTGCTGCGGCTGATCCTCTCGGGTCAGCTTCGCCACGGCGGGCACCCGATCCTACGGTGGCATGCGTCGAACGCGGTTGCCGAGCAGGACGCGGCCGGCAATATCAAGCTATCCAAGCGCAAGAGTGCCAGGAAGATCGACGGCATGGCGGCACTGGTCAATGCGATTGCGGCAGCGACCGGCGACGATGGCGGCGGGGCGTCGGTTTATGAAACACGGGGTATGCTTGTTCTTTGATGCATCCATTTGATCAAGTAAGGGCCTGGCTAGACCAGCGTAGACACCGGGCCGAGCTGAGGTCAATGACCTTCAGCGGCGGGGCGGTCCCTGCGGCTCCCGTGCTCTCGGGCACGTTTGTTACCGCTGACACCGCGATTGGCCTGACGGCGGTTTACTGCGCGATGAACGTCATCAGTCGAGACGTGGCCTGCCTGCCTCGGCATGTCTATCAGACGACCAAGGAGGGCGGGCACGAGATCGAGAAGGACCACCCCGCCGAATACCTTGTGGGCACTGGCGATCCCAATGAGGAGATGGGCCAGTTTCGCTACCTGCAAACCGAGATGGGTCATGTCCTCGGCCGGGGCAACGGATACTCGGAGATCGTCCGCAAGGGCGGCTACCCGCAAAGCCTCGAACCGCTCCACCCCGTGAAGACGAAGGTAAAGCGAACGGAGAAGGGGAAGCTCTATTACGAGCTCGACAACAAGGAGAAGCTCCCCGCCGAGGATGTCTTGCACCTGGCGGGCCTGGGCTTTGACGGCATCTCCGGTTATTGCCCGATCACCATCTGCCGCCAGTCGATCGGCACGGCCATGGCCACCGAGCAATTCGGGGCGGCGTTCTTCGGCAACGGCGCGATCCCTGGCGGCGTGCTCAAGCACCCCAGACGGCTCACCGAGGCGGCGCAGAACAACCTTCGCAAGACGATCAATCAGGTCCATCAGGGAAGCCAGTCGGCTCATCACCTGCTCATCATCGAAGAGGGCATGGAATACCAGGACCGGCAGATTTCCCCCGAGGATAGCCAGTACATCGCGGGCCGGCAATTCTCAGTCCTGGAAATCGCCCGACTCTTCTCCTGCCCGCCGCACAAGCTGGGCGACTACAGCCAGGCACATCTGAACAGCGTGGAAGAAAGCAACCTCGATTACCTGGCAACCACGATCCTCGGCTGGGTGACGATGCTCGATGACGAAGCCACCAGGAAGCTCCTCACGCGAGACGAGCGGAAGTCGGGCCTGATCATCCTCACGGACCTGCGAGCTCTGCTACGGGGCAATACGGCCGTGCGAACGACGTATTACCAGACCATGCGCAACATGGGAGCGCTCTCGGCCGATGACATCCGCGTGGCCGAGGGGATGAACCCGCTCCCGGCCGGCTCGGGCGGCGACCTCTATCTGGTCCAGGCGCAGTATCAACCGCTGGCCAAGGCGGGGGAACCGAAGCCGATACCGGCACCATTCGGGGCACCGCCCGCCATACCTCCCGAGGAACCGCCGCCACCGCCACCAGAACCGCCACCACCACCGGCCAAGAAACGCGATCTCATCTCCACGAACGGATATCACCATGAGTGACCAAAGCAAACGAGAAACACGCTGCCTGATGGCGGGCCTGGAATTGCGGGCGGCAGCCGATGACAAGGGGCCGGGCGTGGCCATCGGCTACGCGGCGGTCTTCGACAAGCTCTCGGCCGACCTGGGCTGGTTCCGCGAGAAGATCGCGCCGGGGGCGTTCCGCGATTGCCTGGGGCAAGACATCCGGGCTCTCGTCAACCATGACCCCAACCAGCTGATCGGCCGCACGTCGGCGGGCACGATGCGACTCACCGAAGACGAGATCGGTCTGCGTGCCGAGATCGACCTGCCCGATACCGAGCTGGGTAGGAGCACGGCAACCTCGATCCGTCGCGGCGACATGACCGGGATGTCGTTCTCGTTCGAGAGCGAGGTTGACAAATGGGACAAGTCTTATGATCCACCCGTGCGCACGCTTATCAGGTGCTCACGAGTTTTCGATGTCGGCCCGGTGGCGTTCCCTGCCTACGAAGAAACCAGCGTCGCCATGCGCTCGCTGGCCGCTCTGGAGGCACCGCCCGGGCCGCCTCCCCAAAGCACTCCCGCCGTGTTCGTTTCCCTTTCTCTCGCCAAGGCGCGACAGAAACTCGCCGAGGCTGTCTCTCCGCTCTGAAAGGAGCCTTTCATGTTGCTCAAGGAGAAAGCCTCGGAACTGAGGCAACAGCGCAGCAAACTACTGGATGAGTCCCGCGAAATCTGCGAGCGCATCACGAAAGAAAATCGTGATATGTCCGTGGATGAGAATGACCGCCACCGCCACATCTGCGGCGACGGCACCCAGGAGCACCGGGGCGAGGCAATCCTGCTGGCCGAGCGGATCAGCCAGATCGAACGGCAGATCGCGGTCGATACCAACGGCCCCGAGCCTACCGAGCGGCGGTCAGCCCCGTTGCCCCACGAAGATCCGGCCAACGTCGGCACCAGGCACCGCTATAGCCTGCTGCGTGCCGCCAAGTGCCGCTTCCAGGGCCGTCCCGTCGATGGCCTGGAGGGGGAGGTGTCGACCGAGCTGGAGAAACGCTCCGGCAAGTCACCGCTTGGCTTCCTCATGCCCTATCGCACGAGTACGGCCGTTGTCGGCGGCGAGCGGCGTGCTCTCGATACGTCCGCTCCGATCGGCGGGGCCTCGGTGCCGACGATCCTCACGGCCGACTGGATCGAATTGCTGCGGGCTCGCATGGTCCTGATGCAGGCCGGGGCGACGCAGATCATGGACCTGCAAGGCAAGTTCGCCATTCCGCGCCAGAACGCGGCGGCAACCGCCTACTGGGTTGCTGAAAGCGGTGCCCCCACCGGCTCGAATCAAACCTTGGATCAGGTTTTGTTCACCCCCAAGACAATCGGAGCCTTCACAGACATCTCACGCCGGTTCTTCGAACTGACAATCCTCGACTCGGGCGAGGAGTTCGTCAAGAGTGACCTGACGGCGATCCTGGCCCGCGGCGTCGATCTGGCGGCGTTCAATGGCAGCGGTGCCAACACGCCGCTGGGCATCCTCCAGGATACGACCATCACCGCCACCCGGACGGTCAGCCTGGGCACCACGGGAGGGGCTCCAACCTGGATGGCTCTGGTGGAGCTGAACACGATCGTCAGCCGTGGCAACGCGGCCGACCTCGGCGCTTTCGTTTATGTGACCAATGCCGATGGCCGGGGCACGATGGCCACCACGGCCAAGATCGGCAGCACCTACCCGGTCTTCCTGCTTGAAGACGGCAAGATTTACGGCATGCCAGCCTACTTCACGCAGATGATCCCCAACAATCTGACCAAGGGGGCAGGCGTCAACCTTTCGGCCATCATCGGCATGATCGCCAACCAGAACGTCCTGGCCTACTGGTCGGGTATCGACATCCTGGTCGATCCTTACACTGGATCGAGCTCGGGGACGGTTCGCATCGTCGCCCTCCAGGACATGGACGTCCAGCGTCGCCATCCCGAAGCATTCGCGGTTATCGTCGATATGACCAGTAATCAATTGGCATAAAAACCGGGCAGGGGTTTCCTGCCCGTCATAGGTTTGGAGTTTGGTCCGGTTCCGCCTATGCCGGCCCGGCTCCGCTCTCATTCTGGAGGCAATCATGAAGAAGGTCAAAGCTTTGAAGGAGTTTTTCTCCGGCGACAAGACGCTCGCCAAGGGCGATCTCATCGAGACCACCAACGAGCGGGCGGCCGATCTGGTCAAGCAGAGCATGGCCGAGTACGTCGGCGATCGGCCCCCGCTCGATCCAATGCTGGTGGCGCACCTGGAGCCCGAGCCCGAGCCACCGCCACCAGAACTTGCCGACCCTGCCGACGCCGAGAAGGCAGCCGCCGAGACAATCGAGCGGGCCGACAGGGCCGAGCGGGAAGCCAAGCGGGCCAAGGAGTCCATCGAGCAGGCCAAGGCGACAATCGAACAGGCCAAGGCCAAGGACAAGGACAAGGGCAAGCCTGCCGAGGCCAAGCCCGAGCCGCACGTCAAGGCGCATCACTGATGCGGCTGATCAAGCTACTCGTGCCGCTGTTTCTGGGCTCCACGACGCATCAAGTGGACGATCCGCCTTTCGAGGTCGATGACCGTACGGCCGCCGAGCTGGTCAAGCGCAGGCAGGCCGAATACGTGGCCGCCGTGCACCTGCCGCCCGAACGCGGGCCGGCTCCCGAGACAACCACCGACCCGGCACCGGGGCGGGCCGAGCAAGCCGTTGCACCGAGGCAGGCCAAGCATGGGAGGCAATCCTAGACGGACTGCATGGTGTCTATAACCCAGGTCAGTTCTTCGCGAACACCGTCGCGGAACAGCGCAGTCAGGATCTCACCGGCCAGATGATGTGCTGCCAGAGGGACAGCAAGCCTTCGGCCTTCGATGACGCCGGCAATTGCATCTAGCAGTTTTTCGGTGGCTCTGGCGTCAGTTTTCCACCCGGTAATTACCACGGTTGTTCTTTCGGATTCGAGCATGATTGCTCCTTTCGGCATCGCGTCTACATCATGCGTCTCGTTCAAGTAACACCGCCAGCGGTCGAGCCGGTTGACCTGGCCACTGCCAAGCAGCACGCGCGCATCGAGTACCCCGATGATGATACCCTCGTCGCCGGGCTCATCTCATCGGCGCGCATCTATTGCGAGACCGCGCTGCGCTCGGTCCTGATCACGCAAAGCTGGACCTTGTATCTCGACAGCTTCCCCTCAGCGGGCGGCTATTATAACCGTGCGATCCGGGAAGTGTGGCCATCGCTCGGCGGCTTGCCTTCCGGCCTCGGCTTCTACCCTGGGATGATCCCCAATTCAACGGGTGTGATCGACATCCCTCTGCCGCCGCTCCAGACGCTTACCAGCGTCCAGTATTGGGACTTCGCGGGCGTGCTTCAGACTTTCGACCCGGCTCAATACGTCGTCAGTCTCGGCACGCCGGCGCGCATCCAGCCTCAGTATTCCAAGGTCTGGCCGATCAGCAGGCCGACCATCGATTCCGTTCAGGTCAACTTTGTGGCCGGCTATGGTGATGCCACCAAGTGTCCGCAGAATGTCAAGACGGCGATATGCGCCCTCGTGGCCCACTGGTACGAGAACAGGGAAGCGGTCGCCGTGGGGCAATACGCTCCCGTACCGATGATGATCGATGCTCTGCTGTCACCGAGCGAGCCTGGAATTTACGCCTGATGTACGCGCAAAAAGCCGGCACGTACCGCCAAAGGGTCTCGCTCCAATCCCTGGTGGAAACGATCGACTCTTATGGTCAGCCGATTCAAAGCTGGACCACGCTCGCAACCTTCTCGGCCGAGGTGCGGCCCCTGAAGGGCTCCGAGATTCTCAACATCAAGCAAGTGTGGGCGACGGCTAGCCATTTTATCAAGCACCGCTATCTGGGAGTGGCTCTCGACCCCAATCCCAAGCAGCGCTATTTGCTCCAGAAGCCTGGGGAACCTCAACGAATCTTCAATATCTTGAACTCGAATAACGTCGAGGAACGGAATCGGTCGCATGAATCGATCTGCGAGGAGTACGTAACTTGAGCACCACCCACAAGCTGACGTTCTCCATTTCATCCGACTCGGGAGGCACTCCATTGTCGGGCGTCCAGTCCGAGGTCGGGGCCACCGAGATTGGTTTCGACCAGCAGTACGGGGCCTCGCTCACCGACCAGCTTCTCACCGTGGCCTTCACCGTGGCGAACATCCAGAGCATTTTCCTCATCAGTGACAAGGGCCTCAAGATCGAGACCAACAACGCCACCACGCCCACCGACACTATCAACCTCAAGCCTGGCTCGCCGCTGGCGTGGAGCAAGAGCGAGGGCTATTACGCCTGCCCCTTCACGGCCAACGTCACGGCGTTTTATATCACCACCACGGTCGCAGCCCGGCTCCAGGGCAAGATCCTCACGACTTAAGGCGAAGCGATGGCCGACACCAGAATCACCAGCCTTGCCACCGGAACCACGCTGCACTCGGGCGACTGGCTCGTGTACGTCGACACCACCGACACGGCGATGGCTCCGACCGGTACCGACAAGCGGCTGTCGCCTGCCGTGCTGCTGGCGGGCCTGCCGGTCTTTGGAGGATCGGGCGTCAATCATGCGTCGGGCATCGTCCCTGATCCGGGGGCATCGGCAGGCACCACGCACTATCTGCGCGAAGATGGCACCTGGGCGGTCCCTGCCTCGGGCGGCGGGTCAGTGGGCGGCACCACGGGGCAAATCCAGTACAACGCGGCTGGCGTCTTCGGCGGCTTCGCGGTCTCGGGCGATGGGACGCTCAACACTTCCACCGGCGCTCTGACGATCACCAAGACGAGCGGAGCGGCGTTTGCGGACAGTGCCACGACGGACACCACCAACGCGGCCAACATCGCTTATGGAACGCTCCCAGCGGCCCGGCTCCCCAACCCCTCGGTGGGCAGTCTGGGCGGCGTCCAGGCGATTGCAGCGGTGGGTAGTCGATGGATCAACGCCATCTCGACGGCCGGCGTTCCTACGCTCACTCAGCCAGCCTTCAGCGATCTCACCGGCACGGCGACGGCCGCTCAGCTCCCGAGCACCGGCCTGGTAGTCAATCAGCACACGAGCCTGATCACCGCTGATACTGACGCGGCAACGATCACATTCAACCTGGCCGTGTCCGACTGGCACACAGTGACGCTCGCCGGCAACCGCATCCTGGCTATCTCCAACGAGGGCACGAATCAGCAATTTACTATCGTCCTCGTGCAAGATGCGACCGGCTCGCGAACCGTCACATGGTGGAGCGGCATCAAATGGGCGGGCGGCCCGGCTCCGGTGCTGACGACCACGGCGGGTAAAGCCGACGTATTCACGTTCAAGCAACTGTCAGCAGGTGCCTACTATGGTTTCGTGGCGGGCCAATCACTCTGATGGCCTGGTTTAACCCCGCCTGGCGCTACCGCATCCCGGTCACGGTGGACAACACCGCCAACGCCACCAGTGCGCTCGCTTATTATCAGGTCGGAATCTCGCTCACGGGGGCGGCTTACACGTCGATCAACGCGCACGCCAAGGCCGACCGCTCTGACCTCCGGGTCACGGACTCGGATGGTGTAACGCTCCTCAGCTTCGCACTGGAAGGCAACGATACCGTCAACAGCGCGGTCTATCTTTTGGTCAAAGTGCCGCGGGTGGCAGCAGCATCAACCTCCACGATCTACATCTACTATGGCAACGCGGCGGCAACCTCGGTATCGAGCTATCCGAACACGGTGGGGCCGGCCACGGCGCTTGTCGGTCCTGCTGACATCTTCAGCCAATCCGATGCCGCGAACCTCAACAACAACAGCGTCATTCTCAGACTTCGGCACCAGGATCAAAGCGGCGGTGGCGGTTCCTCGCTCAACGGCGAGATGCATTGTTACGTCAACAACCAGGCAACCAACGCCTCCGTAGCAGACGCCGTCATCTGGCAACTCCGAAGCACTGACGGCGGGGTCACATGGCCAGCAAAGACGCAGATATTGATACCGGCAACCAGCCATGCAGCGTCAGTCCAGACGGTGCTGGAACTCGCCAACGGTAACATTCTCATTTTTTATCATTATGATCTGAATACGCAATATCCGCTCAGCCAGGAGTCAGGTTATGTCGGCCGCTCGACGGACGGCGGACGGACGTGGACAAATCTGAGCACCTCGCCGGCCAACCCGATGACGGTTCCGTCAGGCTACGGCTCGGCGGGCGTCCTCTACGGCAACGCCATCGAGGTTTCGGCAGGTGGCGACATTCTCAAGCCATGGTACGGGGTCAAGACTGGCAACAGCGTGACGGGCTCGTACTTGCTGCGTTGTCCGTCTGGCTCTGATCCAACCAACGGAACCAACTGGTCATTGCTCGGTACCATCGCTTACGACGGCACCAACGCATTTAGTGAAACTGCTATCATCCAGACGACCGATGCGAATCATCTGATCGCCATCTATCGCAATGACTCCGCCACGGGTCTCTACCGCTGTTCGTCGGCCGATGGCGGCGCGACGTGGGGCGCTCCCGCCGCGCTCAATGGGCCGATGGCGGTGAATAAGAACTGCGGCGGCATCTCGCCCTTCCTCCTCAAACTCGCCAGCGGCAACATCCTTTTGATGGCCGGCGTCCGAAACAACGCGACGGCGGCCAGCGGGTCTCTGATCTGGGCGAGCACGGATAACGGGGTCAACTGGTTTGACCGACCGGGGCAAAACCCCTGGAATTACGCGCCCAACCTGGCCGATGGCGGCTATCCGGGGGCCGACCAGCGAGCGGACGGCACGATTGTCTCGGCCTGCTATTATGAGGTGGGCGGCAACGTCAACACCGCGAATATCGGCCGCGTCATCTTCACGGAAGATTATGCGTTCAACGCTTCCAACCAGTACGATGCGTGCGAATCATTCACCGCGCCGTGGACGGTTCACGAGGCGAATCTGAGCATTGACGCAACACACGTCCACAACGGCACGAACGCGATCAAGGCCGACAACAGCGCTGGCCATGCGGTGATCGGGCGGCGGGTCTGCTGGCCGTCCGACGCGGGCCAATTGCCTCAAGGTATTGCTTACTCGTCGTGGATCTATGCGACCCAGAACGCGGGCAATATCTCGTGGGCGGTGACGAATTCCACGCCAGCGAATCGCCAGCAATGCTACGTCAATGGAGTGGCCGGAACCCAGGACGTTATGGTCTGGGTATCCTCGTACATCGATAGCACTGTCGTTGCACCGCTCAATCGCTGGAACAAGCACACAGTCTACGCGAATATGCCAGTAGCAACCGCGTCCATGACCGGGACGCATGCGATGCTCAATAACGCGGCATTGACACCTCAGCCGGGAAACGTATCTACCAACATCGGCGCGGCTGCGAACCTCAATTTCCAGTTCGGCAACGAGGCGGCGAATTCCGCGACTACCGCATGGCTCGACGACGTTTACACGCATCAGTACACGGCCAACATCCCGGTCACGACGGCGGGCGTGGAACAATTCAATCCGGGTTCGGCCGGCATCTTGCTTGGACTTTGACCCAGAACGATGTCTTATGCATTACTTGAAAGCGGTAATCAGCTCCTGCTCGAAGACGGGGCCTCGGCGCTTCTGCTGGAAGACCCGATCGGCGTCCCGACCTACATGCTGCTCGAAAGCGGCAACCGTCTCCTGCTGGAAGACGGGGCCTCAGGGCTGCTGCTGGAGATTCCCGGCGGCGCTCCCGTGGTGCTCGTGCAGGCGCTTCGCCAGGCCGTCTATGCACGGCTGGCTGGCTCGCAGGCAATCACCACTCTGGTCGGCTCACGGATCTATTTCGGTGCACTGCCGCAGACCAGCAATATCTGGGCGGCTCCAGCCATCACTTACGCAGTCATCAGCCGGCCCTATGGCCATACGCTGGTCGGGGCCGATGGCACCAGTCAAGCGCGAGTCCAGATCACCGCGCACGCGGTCTCGGTCGCCCTGTGTGATCAGATCAGTCAGGCGGTCCGTGATTCCTTCGACGGCTTCGCGGGCTCGATGTCCGGGGTCAAGGTGACGGCCTGCATTCTCGATAACGAGATTGATCTGCCGACTCCTCCAGTGGCCGGCACCGACCAGTGGACGCACTCCATTGCCTCTGATTATCAGATCAACCATAGAGTTTCGCTTCCCGCCAACCTGAACTGATTCGGAGGTATCCATGTCTGATACTGAAGTTACGCCGGCATCTGATCCTGGAGTTACTCCTTTTTCGACAACTCCTGTCGTTCAGCCGGCGCAGGGAACAACGTTGGCGTGCGATTTCACGACGCCGACGACATACGTATTGATCGGCCTTATTACCAGCATCACCGGGCCTGAATCCGAGGTCGGCTCGGTCGAGACCACGGTCTTGACCTCCACGCGCAAAACGTACAGATACACCATCGTTGATCCTGGCGAGCTGTCTTTCGAGCTGGACTTCGACCCGACCGATACGTCAAGCCACACCCTGCTCGCGGGCCTTCAGGACGCGCCTGCCATCCATTCCTGGCAGATCACCTTCAACACCACGCCAGCCAAGAAGGCCACGGTCTCGGGCTTCCTGACCAAGTTCGCGCCCTCGGCCGGGGGTGTCGAGGAAAACCTGACGGCAGCGATCACGGTCAAATTAACGGGGGCAATTGTCTGGACATGATCACGCGCATCTCTTTTCTGGCCCCACAGCCCTTGGAGCGGCGGGCTATCGTGGTCCCCGGCCTCGGCCATTGCTTCGTCCGCGCCATGTCGGCCGGCGAGCGGGATGAGTTCGAGGTCGCACACTCGAAAAGCAAGAACAAGGACTTCCGCGCGCGGCTCGTGGCCTGTACCGTGTGCGATGACGACGGCTCGCTGGTCTTCTCGACGGCCGATATTCCGGCCCTGTCGGCCCTGCCTGCGGCCACGCTCCAGCCGCTCGTGGTAATGGCCGTCGAGGTCAACCGGCTCTCCGAGGCCGACGTGGCCGACCTGGAAGCAGCGGGAAAAAACTCATCCGGCGACCGCAGCGGCAATTCCTCTTCCGACTCGCCCTTGCCCTCGGTCGCACAGTCGCCGAACTCGAAACATCTCTCTCCGATCGCGAGCTAGAGGAATGGCTCGCGTTCGCTCGACACGTCTCGCCACTGTCCACCCCGGCCGAGCATGCCGCGCAAATCTGTGCCGTGCTGGCCAGTATCTGGGGCAAGCGGCGGTATCAGCCCGAAGACTTCTTGCCGGTCGTCCGGCAGGTGAAGCAGCTCACGCCCGAGGAATCGGTGGCCTGGATGATGGGAGCGCTCGGTGGCGGGCTCGATCGTCGTAACGGGAATCAAGGAAATCGATCGGAACCTGAAAACGCTGGAGCCGAAGATCCAGCGCAAGGTCTTGCGCCAGGCCATGCGGTCGGGGATGAAGCTGGTGATGCAGGAAGCCTTGATGCGGGTGCCAGTGCTGACGGGCTTGCTCAAGCGAAACATCAAGCTCCGGGCGATGAAGCGGAGCCGCAGCCGGACGGGCCTGCTGGTGCAGATCAGGAGTGATCCGGGGTTCGTCAAGCCCTCGAAGGCAGGCGTGAAATACTGGTATCCGGCGGCGGTCGAGTTCGGGCATGGGACCGTACCGCCGCATCCGTTCATGCGGCCAGCTTATGACGTGAAGGGGCCAGAGGCCAGGGATACCACAATGAAGGAATTGCTTGACGGCACGCTCCGCGAGGCTAAACCGTAACATATGCTTATAGGGACAATCAATATCGCGATGCAAGCCTCGACCCAGGCTCTGGTCAAGGGCCTGAACGATGCGCGCTCATCACTGGCTGGCTTCGGCAAGTCGATCATGTCGTTGAAGGGCTTGATCGCCGGCAGTTTCGCGGGCGCTGGGATTGCGGCCCTGGCTCACTTCGCTGAGATGGCGGCTCATCTGGAGCAGAATATTCAGCGGCTAGAGGTTGTCTTCGGTGATGCGTCCGACTCGATTGTCAAGCAGGCCGAGAAGATGAACCTGGCTTTCGGCACGAGTGAGCTGGCCTCGACGGCAGCGGCGGTCAAGATGGGCGGGCTGTTCGAGGCGTTGGGCGTGGCCAGGGCACCAGCGGCCGAGATGACCGACCAGCTCCTCGTGATGGCCCAGGCGATCGCCAGCTTCAAACACATCGGCTTCGAGGAGGCAGTAACCAAGGTCTTCGCGGGTATGGCGGGCAAGGGTAAAGGGCTCAAGGAATTCGGCATCGCCGTCAGTGCAACGATGAGTGCGCAGGAACGTTTCAATGCGATCATGACAGGCGGGGCCAACATCGTCGGCAACATGGGCCAGCGGGCCGGCGATGCGTCCAACGCCTGGAAGGAATTTCACGGGCGGATCGAACAGCTTGAAATCACGTTAGGTCAGCATCTCCCCGAAGTGGTTGGGCCATTTTTCTCGGAGCTGAGCGTGTCCCTGGTTGCGGCGATCGATTGGTTCAAGAACCTGAATAACGAGACGCTCAACTGGGGCGAGCAAACCCTGTCATCGGGCAAGGGGGCCGCAGAAAGTATCGGCTGGGTGCAAACGGCAGTGATGGGCCTGGCCGATGCGTGGCAAGCCGCGAGCATCAGCTTCACGGGATTCCGATCCGTATTTAGCGAGGGAATCGCCAAGATGCTGAGCGGGCCTCTGGCGAGCCTCGGCGATGGTATCGATGCTCTGTTCGAGAAGATTGGCCTGGTGGATAAGGTGAAGCCCGCTCTGGGCACGGGCGATCTTGTGCGGATCTGGGGGGACACTCTGCATGAGACGGCCCGGAAGGAATACGAGGAATTCAAAAAGAAGATGGGTGAACCGCTGGCCAGCGAGGGCATCGCCACTGCCTACAAGGCCGCTCATGACCAGATCGAAGCGGCACGGCGCGAGGTCACGAAAGGGGTTCTGGACGCAGCCGCCGCGGTGCCACACAAGGATATTGTCAAGGATGTCGGCAAGGCTGCCGGCGCAGCGATCGCGGCGGGCGGTGTGGGCACCGCAAGCGTGATCACCAAGGGCAAGTATCAGATCGGCGATGAGGGCCACAAGAAAAAGCTGGAGAAGAACGGCGACAAGACCAACGAGCTACTGGCCGGCATCAAGGCCAACCTCGAAGCGGGTGGTGGTGAGCCTGAAATGTGGGACGATCTCTAGGCCGTGCAGATCGTTTCGATAACTGATGTACGGGGCAATCGCACCGTCTCCTGGTCGGGCCAGGGCGGGCGGTCGTATTCGCAACAACTCCGGGTGATCACGGATGACCCGACGATGGGGCCGCGCGCGGTGGCCAAGGCCCTCAGCTTCCGGGTCGGCGATGCCTATAAACACCCGCTCACGACAACGGCCACCGAATGGGATTACGGCAACTACCTCCAGAGCTTTGACCTCAAGGAAGAGAGCGACGACGGCAAGCAATGGCTCTGCACGCTCAACTTCGGACAGTTCAATTGGACGGAGCAGGGGGGGGCGACCACCGAGGCGGCCAGCGAGGGTCAGACCGATCCTTTCAAGGTGCCGATCAAGGTCAGCTTCGGCACGGCCAAATATGAGCGCGAGATCACCCGCGATATGCGGGGCAAGCCGATCGTCAACACCGTGGGCGACCCCTTCGACCCGCCCATGAAACGCGATGACTCGCGGGGCGTGCTCACCCTGGTACGCAATGAGCCCACATTCAACGCTCAGTATGTTCAGACCTTCAAGGACACCTGTAATCAAGATCTATTTCTAACTATATATAAAGCGAACACGGTCAAGTGTGCCGACGTGACTGCGGAACGAGAGTATCAGGCTGACTGGGGTTATTACTGGGTGGTGACCTATCAGTTCGAGATCCGCGAATCGATCACCCTCGACGACGGCACCGTGGTTGCCGATGGCTGGAATGAACTCGTGCTCAACAAGGGCCTGCGCGAGTGGGACACCACCGGCCCTTCCGGTTCGCTCGCGCCGATCCTGATCAAAGGCGCTCCCGTGACGACCCCGGTTCCGATCAACAATGACGGCTTTTATGATCCCAGCAACCTGCCTTTCTATCGAGCATTTCAGATTTATCCACTTCAGGACTTCAGTCGCTTCAATTTCCCCGATGACCTGCTCACGGTGGGGTCGCATCCGGGACAGGGCGGATCTTGACCCGTGGCCGACTCCAACCCCAAAGGCGGCGTTGTTCCCTCCAAGCCGCTCGCTCGCCGCATCGGCCGTGCGGTCAAGAAGGTGGAGGCTCAGTATGGGCGTCCACCCGATCAGCGATCCAGCTCCTATCTGGTGCCGTTCCTACCGATCCAGCCGGCGACCGTCACCACGGCGATACCTACGGGCTCGCTGGGCTCCCCTTCCACCTCGGGGCGCGTGACGATCTACCGCGATAGCAACAGCGGCACCGGCCTGGTCGCGGCCGAGACGGGGGCCGAGGTGCATAACGTGCACACGCTGAGCGCGAGCATCGCGGCCGGCAAGACCGTACAGGTCTACTGGCGGGCCAACGTGTGGTGGCTAGTGAGCGCCGATTGCTGACCCATGCCAGGCGGCATCTTACTTAACCCCAGCGCGGCGGGGGCGGCGGATTGCTGTTGCGGGCCTGGTGCGGTCGGCTGCCTATCGTGCTCGCCGTGCAAGATCCCGAAAAAGGATCTGAGGCTCACCGTCACGAGCAGTCTGTATGGAGCCGGCTCATGTACGCTAGTTTATAACTCCGGTACGAATCAGTGGGCTGGCTCGTATTCATTTATGGCTGGTACAGTAGCGCATACTTTTAATGGAGTATTGACCTGTTCTGGCGGATCAACAGGTTTTTGTTTTTGGCTGGATACCGATACCGCAAATCAATGTTGTGGTCAAGTCACAAATCAACTCACACTTACTGCCTATACATGCAATCCTTTTCACCTTGATTGGATATTCCAACCGACTCTCACTCTGGCGTGCCGGAATTATCGAGACTTCTTTTTTGGTAGCAATCATTTCTACATCGACGATCCCGGACCACTCACAGTGTGCCCATGAGTCCCAAATGCCAGACATGCCCGATCGAGGGGGAGTGTAAGAGTTATTTGTTCTTGTGCGAGAAAATGGTGATAGCGCCAATTATTTATCGTGCCATCTTCGATCAGGTCAACGATATTCAGCCAGCCGCGAATTCGCTCACCACTCGCCACTCGCCACGCACCACTTCCGAGCCCGATCCCTGGCTCCCCTTGATCCGCGCGTGCCCCGACCATAACCCCGCGTGTTGTTCAAACCCGGCTCCGTGGTGCACGAGGTTCTCGATCAGCCCCACAAGAGACCAATGCATTTCATGTCTGGAAGGGCAGGGCATGCGGTCCGTGAGTTGAGACAGGCGCAGCGAAAGACCCCGCGAAAACGGGGTCGTTGTGCGCGCGGGGCGGGGAAGCCTGCCCTCACGCAAGGGCAGGGGGGGTTAGCGGGATTCCAGTTTGCACGTAAGCCATTCACGGCATCTTGCTAGCGTGAAGTTGCGATGAATGACCACACCCCGCTCGTCTTTGACCTCCCACCGAATCGAGGAGGTTTTACCCTCGCGAACAGGGGCCGGGCCGCTCGGGTCGTAGGCGTCACAAATCGCATAGTGGTGGTCAGGAGTTTCGTAAACTCCCTTTGCTAGCCTCAACAATTTGACGGGGTTGAACATCGTTGCGTCTCCGGTGTGGTGTACGGGAAGCCTGCCCTCGTGTGAGGGCAGGGGGGGGTTAGCGGCATGCCTGAACGTGCATCAACCAGGACTGGGCGGCACGCAAGCACGTCATGTAATCCTCGATCGAAGCTCCGTCTGCAATCGCATCCTGAAGCAATCGCTGGTGAATGGACAAGGCCCGGTCGATGCCGATAATCGCATCCTCGGTCAGCACGGGTGGGGTGGCTTTCAGGTCAGCCAGTGTCAATTGACGGGTGTTCATCGTTGCGTCTCCGGTGTGGTGTGCGGTAAGCCTGCCCTCGCGTGAGGGCAGGGGAGGGTCAATCGATTTCGTCTTCGTCCGTCGAAAATTCGTAGTTGGAGCGGCGGTCGGCAGCTCTCCATGCGTCCAACAGCCAATCGTAGGTCTGGGCGTCGCGCGGGTCGGGGATGATACCCACAATGCTCTGTTCGCAGGCCAGAAACCGCTGGCGATAAGCGTCATACTCGGCCTGGCTCGCGAAGGTCACGCGGCTCAGGGCGACGGCCAGTTTTTTTGCTTCTGCGATCGCGTTCATCGTTGCGTCTCCGGTGGGTGTGCGGGAAAGCCTGCCCTCACGTGAGGGCAGGGGGGGGTTAGCGGGTCACGATGCAGTTAACAGCGGCCAGCATCTCGTTGACTCGTGGACTCGGCAACGATGCGATGGCGGGGTCGGATGCCAGGCCAGACCGGCGTTGCGATGGGGGCAGGACCGCCCATGCGAGCATCTTCAGCCATGCCGGCGCTTCGGTCTCGGTGATGCTGGCCTCTATCTGTTCGGCCTGGGTCTTGGTCATGAGGGGGTTGAACATCGGTCGCGTCTCCGGTTAGGTGTCGTTGTGCGTCTCTATCTAGATTGTAGCTACGTGATAACTACAGATCAAGAGGCAACGGCAGATTTCTTGGAAGTTTTTTTCTGGCGGCTGGTCTCAGCCTCGGGGCGATCCCAGATCAGGCGGCGCAGCACGTCAGCCATTGCCATTGGTTTGCTGGGTGTGCCGAATAAGCGACCGAGTTCTTTGAGCCGCTCGCGATCGGCCTCGGTGAGTCGAAATTGAGTGGTGGCGGGCATTAGCTTTCTCCTTTCGTTGAGTAGCTATACTGTATGCTTGACGTATCTACGCATCAACCCCCTGCCCTCAGATTTTCCGCGCGTGGTTTTCCGGCAACATCGCGGCCGGGGCGGCGGGGCGGCTCCCCCCTGCACCGTCCGATCGCATAAACGGTCGTTGAGGCTCATAATGGAGATTATGTTCACTTTGTAATATCTACAATTTTGTGTGTCGATGGTAGCGATTCTGCGGGCGCGTGGATGCACCCCCCTGCCCTGCGGCAAAACGGCTTTTAGTCGTTTAGTCGCCAACCGACTAAAGGTAATCCTTGGATTGGTGTACGGTTGCTATGCACCAGGAAGGCACCTGGCTTGTGCTGTAACGAACGCAAATCCAGCAGGACCGGAATATCAGCCGTAATCGCGTGTGTGCGTCTAGCGCTCAAGTAACGCCGTTGCGTGGCCGAATACAAAAGAAAACCCCGGCTCGCGGGGCCGGGGTCTCGGTGGGCATACGTAACGGAGCGATCGCGTGAGCAAGCCGAATGCACGAACCCAGAAAGCCACGTTTACCCTCGACGCGGGTTTGGTGACTCGCCTGAACGCGGCTGCATCCCTGCGAGGTCAGTCACGAGACGCGCTCGTGAGCATGGCTCTCGAAGATGCATGCAAGGGGCTGGTCCTTTTCGACAAGGGAAGAAAACCCGATCGCTCCGAGGGTAAGGATCGGCAAGGCATGGCAAGCGACGTTGACAATTCCGGGGTCGATGCGGCCTAGCCGGTTGGGCCTGCGCCGGCTGGATCGGTCGTGTCGGCCGGCGCGGGCTCGGCGGGGGCAGGGCAGGGCACTACGTCGGCAACACTTCCCGTAGTTCGTCCTCGGTGAGACACGTCACGCGGCACTTGCGCCACTTTCGCCATTTCGCCTCTCTGACTCGGGCGACCCTCGCGCCCAGGTCGGGCGGTATCGGCTCGCCGTGGTTGCTCCCGGCCCCGCATAGCCCCTCCTCGGCCAGCTCGGCACGGATGGCGCGTAGCGTCGATTTACCGCAACGGAACCGGCTCGCCAGGGCATCGAAATCAATTCGCTCGTCCGCAGCCTCGATACGCTGGATGATAGGCAGCAGAGCAGCCTTCACATCGGCTCGGCGGCGGCGGCGCTCGGCCTGGTAAATGTCGTTGCCGTTCACGATTATATCTCCACGTGAAAATCCTTGTCAGTCCAGACCACACGGCCTCCAGCCAGCACCGCCTCGGCAATCCGTTCAGCATCATTGGCAGAATCGGTCCAGACTCCCACGGCACCGAGCCGGGTCACTTCCTTGAGCCATGCGATCTGAAGCGGCGTCGGCTTCTTGCCGGGTGCTTTAACCTCGAGCTCCCAGTGGCGCGCCGTGCGGTCGAACCCCCATAAATCGGCCTGGCCAGGCGAGGCGAACCGGATGAACCGCTCACCCTCTCGCATGGCTCCGGTATTGCGTCTCCAGAGCCGAATCCCGAACCTGTGCCGCAGCCGGATTCGGATCGAGCGCAGCACCTTGGATTCACGTTCGCGGGGCACCCTCGTCGGCATGGCTCGATACTCCTTGCTTGAGCATGTACCCGGTCCCCTGGCAATGCACGCAGCCGGGGCTCTGGCAGGCATCGCCGTCGATGGGGCAAAGCGTGACCTGATCGTCGGGCAAGCATCGGATCACGCTATGGCGGCAACACCCGTAAGCCTGAATGCTGGCGCGGTAGACACGTTTGCAGTCCAAACACTGGTATTTCATGGCCTGGGGCTCCGTTGTTCGCGCTCGAAAAGCAGATACGCGCGGCAGATCGCGGCCAGCGCTGCACCCGATTTTTCTATCGTGTCGTCATCCAGATCCGCATTGTTCGCCAGGTACAACGTGATTGCCCGCAGAATCACCGCCATATCGGCGCGATCGACGCGGCCGGGGATTTTGTGCAGCCGGGGCGGGGCCGGCTCGACCACCGGGCGCTCGGCGGCGTCGTGCATGTTGTCAGCTCGTTTGGACACGGCGTGGCCTCCACATGTAGATAAATTGAAACGATCGTTGGCAACCGAGATGTTCCTCGGTACAGTTGGCGATGTCGGATGCATCGCCGTAACTCTGGCGACAGGGGGAGCGGGTAATTGGTCCAACCGCCTCGGCTTTGCATCGGTGGTCTCCTCACTGCGGGAGTCGGCTTTGGACAGCCCAGGTAAACCCACCCAACGGGTCGCTGTGAGCACCGACAGGAACAGCTCGGGGGGCTTGCCCCTGACCCAAGGTCTCGGGATGCACGGCTACGGTCGTGGACACGGGATTCGTACCCCTCCCAGGGACAAAAGCCGCCTGCTTTAGCTGGCGGTCGTTTACCTCGTTTGCTCACGGCGTGGCCTCCTTCTCGGCTCGGTGCCACTCATCGACGCGGCGTATGGCATGCTTGCGAGCCATGTGCTCTTGCGAGAACCTGACGGCCTCGGCGTCATCCTCGAAAACATGCACCTCGATCACGTTGACCGGGATCGGCGTCTCATCCAGAAAAATCACGACGGCGGGCATGGCTTGGTCTCCTTGGGTTTGCGGGTGCTCTTGGCAGCGTTGCGCTGGGCGGCGATGGCTCGCTGTTCCTCGTACTCATCCAGGGTAATCGGCCGGGCGAACAGCGCGGCAATCCAGGCATCGACGGCGGGATCGGCGTCGGGCTCGGGCAGGTTGGACCAGTGGTAGTTTGAATTCTTGCCACCGGGGCCGTAGCTGCTGCTCACCGACGCACCTCCAGCGGTTTGCGTGGCCGGAATCGGCTCGGCGACCAGTCGCACGTCTCGTTGCCGGGCTCACATGAGATGAGCCATTCGCAGCGGGAGAAGTGCACGCAATCTTTGCAGGTCTTGCCCGGTGGCAATGGCATGCCGCCGTCGTCTTTTGTGGGCTCGCTGCTCACGAATTCCTTCTTTCTGGAAGCCACGCCACTTCAGTGGCAGTGGAGGAAAGAAAGCCCCAGTACGTTGAAAAATCGAAACATTCGTTGCTGACCACGATGTTCGCTGGTACAGTCCCCGATGTCGGAACCGGGCTATGGCAGGATGGACGCCTCGTTGAAGGGATAGGCCCTTCGTAAAAGCCCGGCCTATGAGGATCAAAGCAAGAGGGCTCAAAGACACTCTCGCGAGAGCACCAGCTAACAGCCCCCAAGCTACGGCGCGCCGCAAGGTGCGACACAGGCTGAGCGCCCAGCACGATGCGAAAGCAGTAAGGCAGCCTGAACTGGACATCGGCTGGCATGGAAGTCAGTACCCCAAACGATGAGCCGGAAAGCCACCGCACTTCAGTGCGGGTGGAACCTTACCGTTGCACCTCCAGCGGCTTGCGGGGCCTCGGCTTCGCCTGGCGGCGGGCGCGCTCCAGCGCGGCGGCGGCGACCTGGGCGATGGGCCGGGGCGGGCTTGGGTGGGTCGTCATGCTTCGGTCTCCTCTGGCCACGCTAAATTCCTGAGCGCATCAATTTGGGCTTGCCAGTTTTTTGTATCAAGTGGCATGCTTGCAAATATGTCATCGATTTTTTTGATTTCAGCCTCTGTGAGTCCCTCGTTCTCGTCTTCCGGTTCAATCCCCTCGATTCGCTGGTGGCACTGGTGGCAGAGCGAAATGAGATCGCACGCCAGCTCCTTGCCAAGCCGTTCATACGTCAGGTGATGGACCTCGGTTGCCTTGGCCTCAAGGCACCCCTGACAGAGATAGTTGTCCCGCCTCATCGCCTTGCGGCTGATCCTGAACCAGCCTGGGCTGTCCAGCACTTGCCGGTAAAACTTCCGTCGTTCTTCCCGCTCTTGCTCCCTGGCTCGCTGGGCGGCTTCCTGGCGCTCCTGAAACTCGGCTTGCCTCGTCTGGGCATACCGATCCCGCAAGGTCTCATCGAACGGGATGGCTTCTCTGATCTGCTGCACGCTCAGGGTGTCTTGCTTGATCATGGACGACGAGGCACCGCAGACGAGGCACTGTTCCTGATAGGAGCGGCGGGTGACGTTGCCACTCTTGAACTCCCGTCTGGTCAGAACCATCTCCGTACACTGACAACGATCCGTCTCCACGTTGGTTACTCCTGATGCTGCTTCAAAGAATGACATCGCTCTGTGCTTCAGGTGATTTCTCATTCTGGGCGACAAATTCCCGGAATGAATCACCGAGCAATATATGCTTGATCTTCTCTCCATCGAGAGTGGTTTTTTCAACTTCACTGATCGGCCAGGGAGTGGCAAGCAACCAAGTGTCGAACGAGACAAATTCACGGTAAAGATTGATCTGGCGAATCACTTCTGAAACAGGCACTTTCCCCGCCTTGACTTCGATGGCGAAACTGTGTGTTTCGGAGTAATTCGCTTCCTGACTTGTTGTAAGCGGCTCCCAGAGCGATACGAACATCAGGGAAACATCAAGAAAACCAATCGTGGTTTTGTATTGATCTTTGCCTTTGACAACCGTTTGTTCTGTTCGCGCTTCAGTCCATCTGAAATCTTTGAGCCTGTATTCCACCGCCACCGCACTTGAATAGCCCCGGCAAACTTGTCGTGTCAGTTTTTGGCTGACGACAACACGGGCTAGCAGTGTTTTCAGAAGCTGTTGAACGACCTCGGGACGAACCAAGAATTGACAAGCCTGGTCATGGAGAGAATTGCGGCGGTCTTCGTCGCCAAAGCCGAGCCTGGCAAGAAGCGTCTTGTTGTACGCATGCCCTTCGGTTCCCGTTCTAGCTTGTGCGTTCCAGCTCCCCATGATCTTCTCCCTACCAGAAAGGTCCGAAAGGTCCGAAAGGTAGCTGTTAACTCCTTGCAATCCAATAACTTTGAACTTTCGGGTCTATCCGTGAGTAATCCGAAAGGTCGAAAGTTCATTGCAGCGAACTTTCGGAAAGTAGTGTACAGCACCCGAAAGTTAGTAAGGTGATGACTCATCAGAACTTACGGTCGAACTTTCGGACCTTTCGGATGTTTCGTCTTGTTTTGGTGGCGGCCACCCTTCACGGGCACGCCACACGAAATAACTCACTCCATTGGCATCAACTCGCCTCTTCTTGTTGATGGGTAAGGCGTTGACCTCGGGCGATTTGAATGTCTGGTTGAATGACAACCCGGCATCTCTGGCCAGAGTCTTCAAATCTTCGCTGGGCCACTCTGGTTTCTCGCGGAACCGATCCATCAACCATTCGACGGCGGATTGCCCGGCTGACTTGCGAGGCATGATTTGATTCATGGCATCATCGGCCGACGTATCGACCTCCTCCAGCCACCGAAGCGTGGCCATGTCATCTGTCGTGGGCACGATCTCATAGGCGAGTCCTTTGCGCTTGGCGGCGTTGTTCACCTTCAGGGGCAGGTAAAGATTACGGGTCGGTTGCGAAGGGTCAGGGCAGAACATGTGGGCGGATCGCACGGCGGCAACCCAGGCCACCGAGCCCATCACGCGGGAGAGTGCCTCGATCTTGTTGGCACCCGGTTTGTTGACGTGGGTGACGAAGACGAGGGCCACATTGCGATCGCGTGCCCAGTTCCGCAGCGGGGCCAGTAACCCGCGTAGCTCGGCGTTGCGATGGTCGTCCACCCTGCCCAAGTAGCTCGTGGGCGGGTCGATAGCGACCATGCGGACATCCGCGCCCATGTCATCGATGCAGCTGTTCAAGAGATCGAGGGCGGCGAGGCTGAATTGTTCCTCGCTCTCGGGCGAGAGTAGAGCCAGCCGGGAGAGATCACCACCCAGCGACATGAACCGGGGCACAATCGTATCGTCGGCGTCATCCTCGGCCGAGATGATGAGCACTTTCCCGCGTGGGTAGCAGGCACCACCGCCGAACGGGATTTCCCGGCCGGTCGTGACGCGAGCGGCGATGTCACATATGGTGAACGTCTTGCCGAGTCCGGTCTGACCGGCGAACGTCGTCATCTTGCCCAGCGGTATCCGGCCAGGGCAGAGCCAATCCACCTTGCGCGGCTTGATTGTGTTTGCCCAGATGATGAACTTGCCGGGGCCGGGCGTTGCCTTCTGCTCCTTGTTTTGTGGTCGTTCTCGTGGTTTTTTCTTGCCGGATTCCCAGCCCGAGGCAACCGTCAGCAGGCATTCGCGTGGTTGTAAACCCGCTCGCTCGCCCGATCGTATGAGCGTGGCGCGGGCTTCCTGCTCATCCATCTCGGGCCAATCGGCCAACGTGCCCAGGTTGAAGGCGGCGATATTGAGCACGTTGTTGCGCTCGCCTTCCGTGGCCAGGGCGACATGGAAGCATTCCCGCTCGATCGCGGATTTCACGTAGGCTTCCACCCCGCGCGGCTTGCCCGCATACTTGCTCCAGCGCAGCGGTTCCTCGTGGCCGTTCGCCGGCTCTAGCTTGACTTCAGCACCGATCGCGGCTTGAAGTTGCTCAATCGTGACTGGCTCGACGGTCTCGGGCTCATAAGTGATCCTGGCGATTCGATGGGGCCGGTCGGGCGTGTTCTCGCCTTTCCGTGCCCATGTGCCCGGTAGCTTGCAGGGCCGGGGCGCGTCATGCGTGGCCTTGTCGATGTGCGCGGCCTCGGTGTCGAACTTCTCGGCCAGGGCAAGCAGCAGACTCTTGATGATCTGTTGCGAAAGATTGTCATTGGGCAGATCCACCCGGTAGAGCAGGTGCCATCCGTTGCCGGAATCGTTGATCACCGGGGCCGGCCAGCCGAGGGCCGTCAGGTAGTCGAGCACGCTCGACACCACGAGGCTTGCGGCGGCCTTCTCGGCGTCCGTGGCCGAGACATCGGCGGGCCTCGTGGGGTCGATGTCGATCAGCAGCCAGCGGCGGCAGAGCACGGTTTTCTTGCTGGCCGATTTGCAGCCCGGTTCGACCGGGTTCAAGATCCAAAAAATCGCCTTGGCGCTCCCACCTTCCCGCACGGCGGCGAGTCCTTCGTCAAGATCAGCGCAGACGCAAGGATGGCCACCACCCTCGAAGATGGTCCTGATCTCGAACGACTGTGCGGGGTCGACGAAGAGGGAAAGGGCTTTCTGGACGTGGCCGATGTCGCCTGAAAACTGCCCGTTCATGCCGTAAGGGCTGGTAGAGAATTTCATGATGCTGCGCCTCCACGGCGCATAGGAAGGGGTAGACAACCCGGTACCAGCGGATTGCCTACCCCGAAGCCACCCCGGAAGGGTGAACCAATGACAATCATAGCACTCTGGTACCGCGCCGTGAATGTCGCTATTGAAGCATAGTAAATCATGGCGCTCGGTACTTGTAAAGAGTGTGGATTTATTGCACCGATTAACTGAGGGCCGGCTTTTGAATCCGGCCGTACTCACGTTTGACATCTTCGCGGGCGGCGGCTTGCAGATGCTTGGTGATCAGCACGGGATCATCTGCCTCGTCCAGATCCGCCCAATAAGTCACTTCCAACCCGAGCGAGTTGTAATCACCCAGATTGAACTTGCGGGAATAGCTCACCGAAATCTGTTTGATACGCATCAGAACGCCGGGCCTTCCTCGCCGTTCCACTCCTCGTCGGCCTCGGCCTGGGTGACGACCGGGGCCGGCTTCTTGCTGGGCTGGCCATGTCCGTTAGCGGGCTGGCTGGCGGCGGCTCGGGTGGCATCCTCGTCGACCATGATGCTGTCGACCTTCTTGCCCTCGAACAGTGCCTTGCCGACCGTGAGCACGATCCGCTTGCCGGCCCAGTCGTCGGTTTCGTCGCCGTAGATTTCGGCCAGGGCCGTGCCGTTGGTCTTGTTCAGCACCAGCCCCTTGTCCTGGCCCTTCAGCCAGGCGACCAGCTTGGTCTTGCGCTCGGTTCCACGGCCGATCTCCTCTTCCGTGACCTCGGTGATGGTGGTCCTGATGCCACGGGGCATCGGGACATCGGCCGACTTCATCCACTGTCCACCGTAGCTCTGACTTACCCTTGCCATTGCAGTTCCTTTCAACTCAGATTGGTTTCGTTTCGACTCAGGTCATTGGCCGGCGAAGTCACGTCGCCGGGCGTGCGTAGCGGGCCTAGAATCTCGTCCGTGGCTTGGCGGGCCTGCGCGGAGTCAAATGCTCCGCTCAGGCGAAACGCGCAGTACAGGGCTTGCCGCTGGGCGACATGCTCGGGCATGCCGAGGCGGCGGAACCGCTGGGCGAAGCGTTCGAACCATTCGCACATCTGATGATCGGTGACGCCTCGACTGCGGGTGCTCATGCTGGGCTCCGTGGGAATTCGGCGTCGAAGTAAGCAGCCCACTCGCGGGCCGTGGCGGGCTTCGCCTGGCGTAGCTCGATATCGGCCAGGGCGAGCCGATCGAGGGCGTGTCTGGCCTCCATGTGCTCAGCCCACTCGCGGCAGGCCGAGCACATGCAGTAATCGCGGTGCGTCGAGCGGTCTTGGGTCAAACGGTCGGGCAAGACGCACCTCCCGTCATCTCGAAATCCCAGCAAGCCTGGTGGTAGCGCGCGGGGTGGAAGGGCTCGCCAAGCTCGTAGCACTCGACGTACTGACTGCCGGCCTCGATCACGCCGGGGCAGTCGGGATTCGTCCAGTCTCTTCCTGGACGCGACCGATGCTCGCAACGGTGGGCCTTGCGAGCCTTGCGAATCGTGTGGTTGTATTTTTCGCTTGCGTTTGACATGATCAATCTTGCCTTCTCTTGTTGTCAGTTGTGGTTCGCGGGGCCGCTTCCTTGTGGCAGGGGAAGCGGCCCTTTGTTTAAGTTGTCAGTTTGGAAAGGGCTTTCTCGCAACGGTCGCAAGCGTCCATCGCGGTCCAGTCCCAATCAAAATTGCCGTCAATAACGTGGTCGGAAGCGCCAACGGTCTCGGTGATCACATATCCCCAGGTGCTGGCGAATCTCAGCACCGCAGCGTGGAACCTGCCAACCGTCTTTACCCACTCCTCGTGGGCTAACACATCGTGTTCTTGCCAGTCTTTGAAACAGGCTGGGGCGGGTGCTTTCATAAGTATTCCTCCATGTCGGTTGCTTCATCGCCGAATTCCTCGGCGACCTGTGCGGCGGCATGGCTGAGTGCCATCGCGGTCAGATTGCGGGTGACACCATCCGAGAAGGTGAAGGTGTCGGGCACGATCCGCGCTCGCATCGCGCGGCGGTAGACGACCAGGCAGTCGTGGATCTTGCACGCGATCTCATCCACCAGTTCCGGGTCGTGATAGCCTCGGGCCTCATCGAGCAATTCCCGGATCTCGGCTTCACGCCGAGAGATCAGCGGTCGCTTCCAGTTGCTTTGGGGCACGGGTTTTTCTCCTTTGCGGTTCATTGGCCAGTTTTTCGGTGAGTAGAAATTCGCGTAACACTTCCTCGTTCAGCCATGATGCCGACACCCGGCGCTTGCGGGCCTCGGCCTTCAGCTGACGCCAGACGTCAGGATCGATGTAGATGGTGCTTCTGATATGCATTGGCGGGCTCATAAAACATAGGTTGTATGTTTGACGCAACCAGACAGTAACCGCTGGGTCATGACTTTGCAAGAGCCTGCCGAAAGATTTTTCATGCCGACGTTGTTTTATCGAGTCATGACGTTGTAATATTACAACCTATTGACAGGTAGGTGTTACCGGGTAATATAAAAAGCTACGGGTCAGTGAAATGGGGTAAGTCGAGCTTTTTTTGACTGGACTTTAGACAATGGCACGACGCGCAGAAAAGCGGAACAACATCCAGGTTGGCGTCACGGACGAAGCCGTGTCAGATCTGACGATCCTCGCGGCCAAGGTCGGTAGGCAAATCGGGCTCCCTCGGCTCACGCGGGCCACACTCGCGACATGGGCGGTCTATCACCTGCTATCGATCACATGCGAGCAGGCGACAGAGATTGTCAAAGCAGGCAGGAAGATGGAAGCGAAATTCCTGGGTGACAATCCAGGGCATGGCAACGGCGCGCACTCAGGGCCGGTCGTCCGGGGCAAGCGCTCGAAGGCGACTCTCGGAATCCCCATCCCCAAGCGTATCGATCGCCGTCCCAAAGGGCGGGCCACTCAGGATCAGCTCGTCCTCGAAGTCGGTGATTGACCAGCTCTCGGCACCCACCAGACTCGCCAGCACGGCCGCGAGCGCCGATCGCCGTACGCGCAGTATGCGATGCGAGAGCGATAAACCGTTCACGATATGATCGGATCGGCCTTCGTCGTAAAGGGGCCGGCTCTCGGGGATGTCCATCGTCTGCTCCGTGTCCTGGGTGCGAGCGCAAGCTGATGAGATGCAAGAGTAACTTACGTGCATCAGTTTTGCCGATCAAGCCCTCTTGTTAAACATGGCACCACGCATGCTTAAAGTCTGGAGATGCGCCAGGTCATGACTTGACGAACAGTATGACGCGTGTTGAAATTTGGCATCATCGACGTTGGGGGATGTGCCTCCTCTTGTTGTAAATCATCGTGTTCTTGAGTGCACTTGCCATTCGCCCTTTCGAGGGCGCGGATTGAAACATAACTCGACTCGCTCCACACCCGAATACCGACCGCAACAGGCTCAAGCGCTGCGAGCCGCTGTCAACAACCATCAACTAAAGCTGATGGTTTGGACCTGTACTCGCCAGTGATCTGGCTTTCCGATCCTTGAGGAGCATTGACTGACCCCCTTGCTTCGAGTTGCCCCGAAGCGATTGGCCGAAGCGTCTCACGACGAGTTCGGGCGGCTATGAAACTGGTTCTCCCGAAGGAGTGTCTTTAGCCGCATGTTTCCTCTGATCATGGTTGCTGTTTTACCTGGGAGCCTTCCTCCCAGAACCGGCAACAGCGAGTTGTCAAAGAACCATTCGAGTGTACCAATTATCAGCGTGCCAGCAAACTGCTGTTTTGATTTATCAACAACGGGGAATGGGGCATAACCAGGCTTGCACCACATGCGCCTCGCAGCCGCAATAGGCTCACGCGGACAGAGCCCCTGTGGCCAGTCCCCCTCTTGACTCCATCGTCCAGGTGTCCGCATGGCATCAGGATCAGGGTCGGGCGGGTCTGCGGAGTCTGCCACGCGGCGGCTCGGGTCACGCAAAACGCGATCGAGGCAATGGACGCACCGCCGCCAACCAATCCCGAGGACCTGGCCCTGGCCCAGATCGCGTTTTTTCATGACTGGCTACGGTCTCACCCTCGGGCACCGACCCGCATGAAACTCCACATCGTGCGGCAGATCGCTCGGCTTGAGGCGGTTGTGCGTGAGTGGATTCCCACAAAATACCGGCCACAAACTGATCTCAAAGGGGGCCGCGCGTGACCATCACGACTGACGGCGGAACCGTATTCACCGTGAAAGATAAACAGGTGACGATCCATAGAACGGGTCAACCCGATCACGTCGCGCCACTGGGTGATCTGCTGGAATTCCTGCATCTGTATGAGATCGAGGGCGATAACGACGATTTCGAGGGGGACGAACCGTGATCCGACCCGACTGGAAAGACCTCGCCTGGCTGATCGGCTTTATCCTCGGCTGGCTACTCTCGTGGCTCCCGGCACCAGCTCGCGCCGGCGGCTTCGATGATGTCGCCGTGCGCGTGGTCAACCAGCGCGGTCCGATCGCGGACATCGGCTCGGGCACTCTCGTTGCCGGCGATGGGCGAACAGCACTGGTGATCACCTGCAAGCATATCTTCGCCGAGGGCCGGGGCGTGCTCACCGTCGAGCGGACCAACCACACGCGCTATCCGGCTCGCCTGCTGGGCACCAGCCGCTTCAACGATATCTCAGCGCTCGAAATACCCGACCCCGGCGTCCGGCCGCTCCGTATCGCCAGCCAGCAGCCTCGGGCGGCAACGCTGATCGGCTGGGGCTCGACGCAGCGGGCATGGAAACACCGGGGCACCCTGACCGAGATCGCGGGCCGAACCGCGTTCTATTCGTTCACACCCGAGGAAGGTGACTCGGGCGGCGGGGCCTTCGATGACACCGGAGCGCTCGCGGGGGTCGTCTGGGGTACGGACGGCAGCTCGGGGGCCACCGTTCCGCTCAGCGACCTCCGCGCGGCTCTCGCCGGGCCGGCTTGCTCGCGGTACTTCCGCCAGACCTCCACGAAAGTAGGTAATCCCATGTTCCCCTTGATCCTCGCGGCCGGAATGATAGGCCAGATGCCGCCGATGCCCGACAAGTCGCCTCCGGCGCAGCAGCTCCCGGCACCGCCCAGCAAGACGCTGCCGAGCCCCCAGACACGGGCCACGCCGCAAGCAACGCCCATGCCGGCCTTTGTACCCGCGCAGCAGTACGAGGCAGCACCGCAGTACGAGCTTGCCCAGGCACCGGCGCTCGATATCCCGATCACGTTCCGGGTTCGCATCAGGCCACAGATCGATATCCAGGCTGATGCCTACGCATCGGCACCACGGGCGCAAGTCTACGCACCGCAACCCCAGGCGATCACCTACGGCGGCGGCGGTTGCTACGGCGGCAGCTATAGCGCGGGCTCCTACGGCCTCAACGTGGCCAGCTATGCGGCACCAGCGGCGGCGGTCATTTGCCCGAGCGGGGCTTGCTACGGCGGCGGTCTGAGCGTGGGCGGGTTCGGGCTTGCGAGCAGGCCGTTCGGCCGCAAGATCAAGATCAAGGAGGGGCCGGGCATCGGCTTGGGACCGAGGGGCCTGCGGGAGTTGCTTGGGCGATGATCGACCTACGGCTCGGCGATTGCCTGGAAATTCTGCCGACGATCGAGGCGGGCAGCGTCGATGCCGTCGTGACTGATCCTCCCTACGGAATCGGCTTCAAGTATGATTCCGGGGCCGAGATTGCCAAGACGCCGGAAGCCTACTGGAAGTGGCTCCGTCCCCGGTATCAAGAATGGTGGCGATGCTTGAAGCCTGGCGGCTTCATGGCAGTGTGGCAAACACAGCTAAACTTTCGCCACTTCTGGGATTGGTTCGGCGATCGAATCCGAATCTACGCGGCTTGCAAAAACTTCGTGCAGATCAGGCCAACCGCGATCAATTACGCTTATGATCCGGTCGTGATGGTTTATAAGGAAGGGAAGCCACTCAGGCCAGACAACCCGTCTCGAAGCGTTGATTTCTACGTTGGTAACACAGCAGGAATCATCAGCGATACCAAGAGAATCGAGAAGGGCCATCCCTGCCCAAGACCTCTCGATCAGGTCTTGGAGATCATCCAGAACTTTGTGATTCCAGGCGGGCTTGTTCTAGATCCATTCCTGGGCTCGGGCACGACGGCGATAGCCTGTTACCGATCCTGGCGTCGATGCATCGGCATCGAAATTGATTTCGGTTACTTCGCCATCGCCCAGAAACGGATCGCGGCCGAGCAAGCCAAGATGTCTCTCTTTGCGGGCCTCGAAGTCTAGCGCGGGTGTACGTGCTCGCGGTCCTGCTCCTGCTTCTCATCGTCATCGTGCTCGGGGCAATCCTCACCACCTGGACCAGCGACCATGACGAGCCGCGCAAAAAGCCTCGCCGTTGACGCGGCCATGCTGATACTGGTGGGGCTCGCCGTCTTCGCGGTCGTGTTCAACATCCTCGACGCATGGTTCTAGACATCAAACACCTATTTCTTTACCTGTTGCTCGCCGGTTCCGCCCTGGGCCAGACCGTCACCGATCCCGGTTTCGAGATACCCGCCCAGGGCTACGCGAAATTCAAGTACCAGCCCACCGGCTCGGCCTGGACGTTCAGCCAGAACGGGGGCCTGTCGGGCAACGCTTCCGGCTTCACGCAGGGTAATCCGGTCGCACCCCAGGGCCAGCAGGTCGCGTTTCTCCAGGCCAACGGAGCGGCCTCTCAGACCGTCAACTTCCCCGAGGCTGGTTCGTTCATCGTCACCGTCCAGGCCGCTCAGCGGAACTACCCGCAGCCTTATGGCATCCAGACGTTCGCCGTCACCCTCGACGGTCAGGACGCGGCCACGATCACGCCGGCCGGCATCACGTATCAGACCTATTACGCGCTGCTGCCCCCGCTGGCGGCCGGCGACCATGTGCTCGCTCTCAGGGGGCTTACCAGCAGCGGCAACAACACGGTTTTCGTGGATGCGGTCAATATCCTGTCCCGCCTCACGACCCCCGTCACCGTCAATGATGCCTGGATCGGCTCCTCCGGCAAGACGCTCGGCTTTCACTTCTCGGCCGGCACACCCAGCCAGCTCATTGCCACGCCGAGCCTCTACGTCAACGGACTCGCCACCGCGCCGCTCGGTCTGCCCGCCCAGCTCGCCGGCAACGAGGTGCTGCTCTTCGCGCTGCCGGCCGGAGTCATGGTCAAGCCCGGCGATGTGGCCACCGTCAGCACGCCGCCGATCTGGCAAAACACCACGGCCGGGCTCGCCGCTCCGGTGACTGGCCTGGCGGTCGCCAACCGCGTCGGCCGGTCGCCGCTGCCCCCGTCCGCGCTGGCGGCAAAAACCTTCCGGCCGGGCATGAACTGCAATGACTGGCCGGTAGGATCATGGGGCAATTACTATCCGCTCAAGAACTGGGCCTACAAGTGCACCTGGCCACCCGGCGACATGGGCAAGATCCGGGGCACCGTCACGCTGCGGGTCTATTCCAACGCCGGCTCCAATGGCGTGGACAGCACCGGCTACCCAGGGCCTGCCGGGCTCTGGATGGTGTACTGGAAGAGCGCGGCCGGTCCCCAGGGCCAGCCGCCCGCCAGCTTCGCGATGACGACCATTGACCCCGCGAGCACGACCGTAACCGAGCGGCCCGACCTGAATAACCCCGCCGCGCCGGGCGGATATCAGGCCCGTGTGTTTGACTTCCAGCGGTCTCCCTCGAGCACGACGGCCAACATCGACGTGGCGCTGGCTGTCAGCGATCCCTCGCAAACGGGCAACTACGTCGATCTCTGGGTCGTGGGGCCGGGCGATTTCGAGGCGGCTGCGGGTCTGCCGGTCACGTTCG